TGAAGTTCTTCATACAAAAAAGCAATATCTTTCTTTAACATTTCAACTTCCATTTCTAACCTATAATTTTCTTTTTTTAGTTTTTCAATGATCCATTCTAGATCATTAGGTCCTTTATCGTTTGGCACGTTTTTTACTCCTTTTTTTATTACCAAAAGCATCATATTTTTTTCTATATGCTTTTATTAATTTAGCTATTGCTTTTTTATATCCAATTATTGTCATTGTTGCATTCTTTCGTAATTCATTAATTTATTAACATCTTTTTCTTTTAACTCACCTTGATTGTTACAATATTTACAATCTTTATAGTGTGGTTCTTTTTCACCCTGTGTTTTAATGGTTATATAACCATTTCCTTTACACTTTGGACAAATTATTTTTTTCATAATGTACTTTCTCTGATCTTTTTTTAAAATTCCAAACTATTCCTAATTTTTTAAGTTTCTTTAAACTTAAAAGATTATGTATTTTTCTATAGATATAATCAGGATCAAAACCTGCATTACGACATACATCTACAAAATCTTTATGTTTATGACTTACCCAATATTCTGCTAATTGTTTATCATCAGAATTAATATAATTATTATTATTATCAGTTAATAAATCATACATAACTTGACCAAGAACAGCTCTCCAAAGTCTTTCTTCCGGAGCTCTTTTATCACTATTAGTAATACTACTTTGATAATTTGCCATTTAATTCTCTTGCTTTTTCTTTTATCAACATTGATACTACTTTTGAATTACTCAAAACTACATCTTTAATTAAGATGCTTTTCATTCTCTCAACTGTTTTCCAATCGCTTATGGGAACAGTTATTGTTTTATATTTTGTTATATCAGTCATGTTACCTTTCTTTTATTGTTTATATTATCCTATATAATACACTATATTATAATAGTCAAGTGTCAATTATCTTTTTCCTTGTCCTTTATATTCTTTTCGCGTATTACGTTTATTAAGTTTTTTAGAATGTCTACCTGGTCTTTTTTTTTTGCTTTGTGATATAAAACCACCGGTGCCGTTACTAATCCTTCTCGCCATATATTAAATCTTTAATTTTATTATTATTAATTGGTAAATATTTAATAACACCATTTACATGTTGTTTTAATTCATCTCCACAGTTTGTACATTTGTAAATGTTATCTAATACAGATACTAAAGCTGTTAATTCTCTGCATGATGGGCAAATTCCATGGACTATTAAAGATTCAATAGTAAAATTTTTCTTCATATCATTGGAGAATATACTACTTTGCCATTCTCTTTGCTAGCTTTTAGATATTGTTTTCTATTACCTGCGCTATTAAAACTACAGTGAACCCACCCTGAGTTAGGTTCTTTTTCATTCCAAAATTCTAATATACATTGATCGTAATCAATATTATTAACAATCCAATCTGCTACATCTTTATTAGGTATTCCAAAAATTTCAAAATCAGCTGCTTGCCCCTTTGTATGTTGACTCTTGCTGCTCGATCCTACAGCCTCGCATACAGCAGCTGATCTGTAGCCTGAAGATACTACAACCGGAGCTTTAAAATTAGATCTAACAGGTTCTAATATATTTTCACAAACTATTTTTAAATTTTCTATTTGCTCTTCATTGGGTTCATTAGGAATGCTTTTACGAATAGCAGTATCTGAATATATTAATTCTTGTAATGTAAAATTCTCACTTAATTTCATTTCTTAATTTTTTAATAACCTCTACTACTTTTTGTTCGTATTCTTTATTTGTTGAAAAACTATCCAACGCTTTAGCCATTCTAATGGGATCTGAATTGAAAGTAAAGTCTCTTGCTTTTCTAAATTCAGCATATACTTGTTTATTATTCAATATTTCTATGTAATATCTAACAGAATCACATTTAGTTTTAAATGTTCTTACACGCCAATCTATAGTATCAGGCTGTCTATAAGGTAACATACCTTCTTTAGACCATACACGTATGCCAAACAGGTTATTTCCTTCAGTTGCGAACCTAGATCGTCCATAATCAGACTCAACTATAGCTTGTGCTATTATAAGTTCTGTATTGATGTGATTTTTACTTGGTATTTCAAAATTGATGTATTGGATGCATTTGGTGAGGGCGACTACGAATTCTTTATCATTATGATATTCGAACCTCGGGGGACCAAAACCTAGGCTTTTGGCCCAGGCGATAATGGCGTTTTCAGTCCTTTTCTTCGCTATTGGATTTGGGAAGAATGTACCTAATACAAATGCTACTAGAGCTATCATCAAGTATTTTATAACTATAATTTTGTTCAATAAGATTTTGTTTATTATCATAGCATTTACATTGATTTAATAAACAGCATCCAGCTGTTAGTTTGTTAATACAATTATTTGCAGCTACAGATTTTGTCGTCACTTTTTAATTTGACACCAGCTAATAAACCGATGAAACCCCCGATGATTGTTTGAAAGGCAGGAGATATTAATTTGAAAATTTCAGCATTATCTACTTCTTTATAAAATAGACCAGCCATTAAAGTAGTAACCATAACTAATATAACTATACATAAAGTTACGGCCACACTTGTAGTTACTACAAATGTTAATTTTTCTTTATTCATTTATCCCACGGTAAATGTTAATTAAAATATTATATAACATAACATACTTAGTATAGTTATGTGAATTAAGATATATATTGAAGTTGTTATTATTTTTGAGGATTGATCATTTAACAAGTCTACTCTTAATATAGTAGCTACAATCCATTTAGATGCTTTTTCAATTGCATCTAAATATACAATAATAGCGTATTGTAATTTTAAATAAATTGATAATATGACTGCTTTTAATTTTTCCATAATAATAAATATTACCAGTTCCTAAATATGGGATCAACCATTAATATCACCCCAACTATTACCTGATTCGTAGTCTACTTTGTTTGGTATTGCTAGCTGTACTGCATTTTCCATTATATCAATAATTTTTTTAGCTTGAATATCATCAATAACAGATATGTCTAATTCATCATGTATTTGTATATGAGGTACAATTCCTTCTTTATATAAATTTAACATTGCTTGTTTTGTCATATCAGCTGCAGATCCTTGTATTAATTTATTTAATGCTTTGTATGTAAAACATCTTTTAATTTTAGGATCTTGTTTTAATCTTTCAACATCTGCTTGCGGATATTTAGCAAGCCAACGATCTATAAATTTTTGTGTAGCTTCTTCTTTAGTCATAGGTGTAGATATTACTCCCATTCTAAATTCATCTATTTCCCATTTATCAAATCTACATTTTCTACCTAATAATGTTTTTATATATCCATTTTGATTTGCAAGTCTTGATGTAAATGTCATCAGTTCTTTTACAAACGGAACATTGTCATGGTATTGATTAAATAAATTCTCTGCTTCTGCTTTAGTAGACAGACCAAGTTCAGCCTGTAGTTTAGCTTTACCCATTCCATAAAATAATCCTAGATTAATTGTTTTAGCTTGTGTTCTAGATATTCCTGCCATATCAGCAACTGTTTTATGGAAGTCTACATTATTTGAATTAAATCTTTCTACAATGTTTTCTACAGCTTCATCGAAACAAATTGGTTCAATCTCAGCTGCATAATGCACAACTAATCTTGGCTCTTGTTGAGAGTAATCGAAACATCCCCACTTATGTCCTTCTTCTGGTATGAATAAAGATCTAATAAGAGGTCCTAGCTCCTTGTTCCTCGCTGGGATCTGTTGGAGATTAGGATTAGCATATGAGAATCTTCCTGTAACAGTTCCACCTTGATCTGATCTAATAGGATTAATGTCAGCATGAATACGTCCCTTATGTTCAAATCTTAAAATTGTGTCAATAAAAGTTGTATGAGCTTTGTTTATTTCTCTTGCTTTAGCAATCATTTGGACTATAGGGTGTTTGTGCTCTTGTAAAAAATTTTTAGTGAAAGAAGGTGCTAATGATTTCTCAGTTCTTTCGTAATGTAAACCGAGCTTATCAAAAACTTTTGATATGCTTCTTGCTGCCCAAATCTGTGGTTCTATCCCTGTTTGCTTTTTTATTTCTATTAATATGCCTTGTTCTTGTGATAGCAGCTGCTGCTTTAGCTTGTTTGCTTGGTCTATATCAACTCTTACGCCTTTAAATTTCATATCAATAAGACAAGGAAATAAATCTGTTTCTAATTTAAATATTGGCTGTAGTTTTTGGAATTCTATTTCTTTAGTTAATACTTTAAATAATTCTAACGTAAGTTCAGCATCTTTTTCAGCATAAGAACCCACATACATGGCTGGTAATTTATACATTTCAGACTTTGGATCTATTCCCCAGGATTGAGCTGCTTCATTTAATGCAGCTTCATTTTTTGTTTTACCTAAATAATCAAATGAAACACTATTTAATGAATACCATAATCTATTTTCATCAATTAATGATGCCATAACCATTGTATCTACAATCTGTCCTCTAATCTCGACGCCCGCTGCTCGAAGCCAGCATACGTCATACATTGCATTGTGAAATAATTTAATATTAGGTGCAGAACAAACTTCTTTGATCCAGGCCATTACTTTTTCTTTTTCTAGATTCCCACCACCTTCATGAGCTATTGGATAATAAGCAGACCATCCTTCAACAGCTACAGCGATACCAACTATTTGTCCATGACCTCTAATTGCACCAGACCCCATTGATTTAAGATCTGGATCTTTAGTCTCTAAGTCAATTGCAACATGACTATAACCTTTTAAATTAGGAAAATTTTCTGGACAAATCCATTCTTTCTGAGCTTCAAACATTTTAATATCCAATCATTGCGCACACAATTAATACAACAGTACTTATTATTAAATAATCAACAATCATTTTTTTTATAATCCCTTTCGATAATCATTTCTATATAATGAATCGCTTTTAAAAGATCTTGTTTACCACCTTTATCTTGATGTCTACAAATATATTTAATAGCGTTTCCTTCTGCAAATAGTATCTTATTATCATTAATAAATCTAGAAGGTTGTATTTTATATTTTTTATAATGAGCTCCTCCTATTTGTTTAAAAAATACTTTATTGCTCATAATATTGGATCTCCTATGTTGTAGTGATATTCTTCAGTTGGTTGCATAATGTATAAGTTCTCCTTTGTTCTGGTTACACCCACAAAAAACAATCTGTGTTCTGGATCAGGATTTCTTAATGCTGATTCATAAATGATCTTTTCTAGATCAGTAAACAAAACAACATTTTCGCATTCTTCACCTTTTACACCGTGTATTGTAGATACTTTAATTCTTGGTTCATTAAATAAATCGTCCCCATTATTTAACAATGCTTTCATATATGATTTACTTTCATCTGGAATATTTAATTGTTCCCAGCTTCCAAATATTTCTAATCCATGATCCATCATAAGATCATCTAAATCTACATAATTTACATTTTCTAATGATTTACCTTCTGAAAATCCTCGTCTTACATGTTTTAATTTGTAACTTAAATATTCGTAAACTAATTTAGCCTCATCTCCACCAACAGAAGCTCCTTCATTTAATCTTACCCAAATTCTATATGCCTCTAATAATTGATTTGGCAATAAGTCATTGATTTTACTAACAAATCTTAGATTTAAAGAAGTTAAATAATTTCTTATTGGATATAACATTTTATTAGTTCTAGCTATAATCATCCATTTTCCTAAACTAAAATCTATATTTTCAATACTTTGATTATAAAATACTTTACCTTCAGCATCCCTTGGTTTCCAATCTTTGATCATTCTATTGTCAATATGCTCTAATATGCTTAAAGCTTCTTTGTGAACTGCTCTTGGAACTCTTCTTGATTCTATTCTTGGATCTTTTTCACCTTTTAAATTTATAAATATATCTTCATTTGCGCCCTGAAATGTATATATTGTCTGATCGTCATCCCCTGCAATGTAAGATCTTTCACATTTTGATTCAATGTAAAAGAACATATCCCATTGCAGAGGATTTAGATCTTGGGCTTCATCAAGAAAAACAGCGTTGAGTGGGGGACACTTATCTTTCTCGACAAACTTTTTAATCATATCGGAATATTCAATCATTCCTGTTTGTTCTTTATATGATTTTAAATCGGCATCAATC